TACAGGTAGAACCACTGTAGACGCTGTAATTGATCCAACTAGGTTTAATCCTAGACCTAAATTACCAAATGGTACGTTAGGTTGGGCCGATGCTGGTAGACGATATCTAATTCTTGAAGGTATCGGTGCTTCAATAAACACCGACGGTCCCGATGCTTGGAAAAGCATAGCAGGCGACGATTTCCTGGCTAATGCCAATGATATTATAGAATGGAATGGCACTGCCTGGGAAATAGTTTTAAGCAAGGAAGATCGTGACAGTGTAGAAGAACCTATATATGTAACTAATCTACGTACTGGAATTCAATACAAATATTTTGATGATGTGTGGACTAAATCGTTTGAGGGTGAATATCCGAAAGGCACATGGCGATTAATTTTCTAAAATAAGTAAGCGTATGAAAGATCAGATTGTCTGCTCCGGCGCACTTTTTTATGCTAAATCCACTAAACGTTTTCTACTGCTACAAAAAGCAGAAGGCAAACATGCTAACACTTGGGGACTAGTAGGCGGGACAAACAACGAAGGTGAAACTGCCTGGCAGGGACTTCAACGAGAAATACAAGAAGAAATTGGCACTATTCCAAACATTCTAAAAACTATTCCCATAGAAACATTTGTCAGCAATGACACTGTTTTTAATTTTCACACTTATCTCTGCGTAATTTCAGAAGAATTTATTCCAACACTCAGCAATGAACATACGGGCTGGGCATGGTCAACGGTAGATGGCGCTCCAAAGCCTTTACATCAAGGTTTAAAGTCTAGTTTTAGTAATAAAACTATTAGAACCAAACTTCAAACAGTATTTGATATTGTTGATTTGATTTAAAATAATACCGATCCAAACGTTCTTAATTCTAAAAATTTAAAATTAATATAGTTTGAAGATAGGATCCATCTTTCTTCTAAACTTTTATTTTCCTGCGATCGATGCTGTAACCAGCCAGGAAAAAATAAAACATCTCCTTCTTCCACTGGCATACTAGCCCACTCACTTAGTCCAGTGTCGCCATCTGATCGTTCATGGAGACTTCTTAGATCATAAAATGGATCTTTAAATTCTGTATAACCTGAGTTAGTTGGCAATTTAATGTATGCCACAGCACTTAACGCAGAAAGACCATGATTATGTGCTAGAGTTTTACCCCCATCTTTGTGAACATTTACCCAACTGTTACCAATAATATATTCAACACTATCTGAAAGTTTATAGTGATTTAAAATTATTTCGTTGGCCACAGAATTCTGCCATTGGAAAAAATCAGCAAATACACTATGCTGATGTGGAGCATTAAATTGGTTTGCTACAGAACTTGACGCATTTCCTGCTTCGAGAAAATTCTTTCCCTGATCATTAGTACCAGATAGGATTTCTTTCGCAGACAATAAATGAGATTCTGTGAATTTAAATTTTGATTTAAAAATCAAAGGGGAAAATGGATTAACAGTTTCTATCATTAGATTGATAATCTAGTCAGTGGTAGGTTGTTAATTTTTCCTCTAACAAATGTATTAAAACTTAGTGTTATTCTTGGGCTGTCACCTTCATAAGATTCAACTAAATGTTCTACATTAGATGGAAAAATAACTATATTGCCGGGCTCAGGAGGAAACCCCCAACTCTTAGAGTTATAAAGATTTGCTTGATTTATTTCAAACTCCAGCGTGTCGTATAAACTGGTAATCAGTTTTAATTGACCGCCTTTATCAACTTCTCCAGCAATGTTGACTACTCCAGATAAAATTGAATTAGGATGCCAATGTCTATGATGACTTTGTCCTTTTTCTGTTTTGTTCAACCAAGATTCAGTGATGTATATTTCTGTATCTAGGGTTACATTCATTACTCCGTAAAAGTAATCAGCAACACGTGAGCCTATTTCTACAGCCAATTCTTTAAACGAGTCTAGAGATAAAATATTTTGACTTTCACTGATCCAATTTTGATAGTTCTTAGCCCATTTTATTTCTGACAAATCTAAACTGTCAACTTTAACTGTTGAACGTAAAATTGGTTTAGAAAACAACGGAATTAGCTCGTCACGATTCATTGATAGGATCCTTATTTACAGATATATAGTTAGAACCTTCTTTTTTATTACTAATTATGAAAATAGACAAAGACATTGCCATTTTTGAAGATATACTAAGCGTTGACCAATGTCAGGCGCTGATTGACCATTATGAAACACTTTCCAGTCTAAATTTAAGTTTTAGTAGACTAGAATTGAGAGATTCTCCTTCTCATAGAAAAAACGATCGAATGTCTTTTGTATTAGGCGACGATGCGTTAAAGATGACTCCAGACGTTAGTGTACTCCATCCTTTTTTAAATAATTTTTGGATTTGCTGGAATCACTATTTAGATCACTATAGTGTACTAGGGGAAACTGGAAAACATAGAATTAGATCTATGAAAATTCAAAAAACTCTTCCAGGGCAAGGCTATCATATTTGGCATTATGAATCAGATGCGCCAGAACGTGCCGATCGAATAGCCAGTTGGGGGTTTTATTTAAACACTGTTGAAGAAGGCGGTGAGACAGAGTTTTTGTATCAAACACTGAGGATTCCTGCTACCCAAGGCACTTTAGTTATTTGGCCCGCCACCTACACTCACGTCCATAGGGGAAACCCTCCGCTAGTTGGAGAAAAGTATCTTCTTACAGGATGGGTTGAGTGGTAATGAAAATTATAAATTTATTTCCTATAGAGTTTTTTGAGTTTCAAAATTCCAGTATTAATAATCAAGAAATTATTAAAAAATTAGAAGATTTACCTGGACTTAGAAAGCAAGGATCAGTTGTAAGTTATCTAAATCCAATACACACTAACAACGAATTTAAAGGATTGTTTGACTGGATCGATCAATGCCTTGAACAAATTAGAGTCAACTTAGAATACGACTGCGATCAATTTGAAATTACCAATAGTTGGTATAATAAAGCAGTTGCCGGCAGCGGCATGCATCAAAATTATCACAAACATACCATGAGTTTTTTTAGTGGTGTGTATTATCTTACAGAAGGCTCTCCTACAATGTTTGAGGATCCTGTAGCACAGAGGTCTCAGGCACAGATTGAAATTCTTAGAAAAAATTATTTGCCGTTTGAAAATTTTGAAGCAACTCCTGGCAAACTTTTAATTTTTCCTAGTTGGATTTATCATCAAACTCCGCCACATATAGGATCCTCTGATCGATTCATAATAAGTTTTAATGTTCTTCCTACAGGAAATATAAATTCCGTTTCTGGTGGCGGAGATTCGCAGTGTTACATTTCTTTAAAGAAAAATGATTAAATCTATCTGTGTCTTAGGAGGCGGTAACGCTGGCTTTATATCTGCTCTAATGTTAAGAGCGGCGTTTCCTAATCTTGATATTTTTATTGTTAAGTCATCGAAAATTCAAACTATTGGTGTTGGAGAAGGTTCAAACGAACACTGGATTGACTTTGCTTCTATTGTTGGTATTGACACTGCTGATGTTGTGCGCGAAGCAGATGCTACATTTAAACACGGAATTAAATTTTTAAATTGGCACCCTAACAGCGATTGTTACTATCACAGTTTACCAGAATTTTTATCAGTTCAAGATAACTTTTCTGGATTGCCATACACACTTATGAGGTTAGTGTCTGAAAATATTGATCCTAAAAATCTTGTATGGGATCTTTCTGCTCAGGGAAAAATTCCTCATCCTCCTAACTTAAATTTTTCTCAATTTCATTTTAATACTTTTAAATTAAACAGTTTCTTAGAAAAACTCTGTGTCCAGCGAAATATTTCAATATACGAAGATCACGTTATAGACGTGACCTTAGATGACACCGGATTTGTATCTACTCTTAAGGGAGAAAAAGATGTTTACTCGGCAGACTTTTTTATTGACACTAGCGGATTTCAAAGAATCATCAATAAAAAATTAGGCGGGCAATGGATATCTTATGAAAAATATTTGCCTGTAGACAGTGCTATTGCTTTTCCTAGTTCTAAATTTAACGAACCAACTCCAACATTTACAGAAGCCAAAGCCAGACAGCACGGTTGGAGTTGGCGTTCTCCGGTACAGGGTCGATATGGTAACGGTTATGTATACTCTAGCAAATATACAAGTTTGGATTCAGTAGTCGAGGAAATACAAAAAGACTACTCTGAAAAAATTAACATAGCCAAAGAAATTAAATTTATTGCTGGTAAAACAGATAAATTTTGGATTAAAAATTGTCTAGCAGTGGGTCTATCTGGAAGTTTTATTGAACCATTAGAGGCCAGTAATATTGGAACCACTATTAATCAAATTAAATGTTTAATGACACAGTTGCCTTGTTGGACTAAAGGTAGTGACATAATTGAAAAACGATATAATCAAACATTTAATCAGGTTGCGGAAAACATACTAGATTTTGTACAATTACACTATATCACTCAAAGAAACGACACGGAGTTTTGGAGATGGTGTAAACATGATATGCCGTTAACTGATTTCAATCATGAAACGTTGGATTATTTTAAAACAAACTTTGTTAATTATAATTTCTTTCATAGAAATCAGTACGAGTTATTTGACGAATTAGACTGGATACAGGTTATGCATGGGTTACAATTATTTAATATTAACAGTATTAAAGAAAAATATAAAAGTTTTAATTATCTAGATACGCTGTCAAAGGATCAATGTCAGTCAGTGATCAATGAATCTAATCATAGATTTTACTCGCATGATGAAGCGATTAAAATTATTAAGGATCGACTATGATTAACAGCATCTGTATTTTAGGTGGCGGATCTAGTGGGCTATTGGCTGCGTTAGTAATCAAACACGCTCATCCAGAAATTTCAATTAAGATTGTTAAAAGTGAACAGGTTGGGGTCATTGGAGTAGGTGAAGGTGCTACAGAACACTGGGGAATTTTCTGCGACTACATGGGAATTAATCTCTATGATGCTGTTACTGAGTGTGGCGGAACAATTAAATTTGGTATAATTTTTAAGGATTGG